GGACTGGGGGCGAGTGGTGTGGGTATGGTGGATAGCGATATTTTATCGCCAACCAGTATTGGCAATACCTTTTTTAATCAAGGTGGCGGCGCAGCTAATCGTCATTTTGGTAATTACGGTACTGGCATCCATTTGTCGTATGGTTCGAGTGGTGATAACAGTCAGCGTATGACAGCGAATCTCTTTATTGATTCAGCAGGTAATCTGTCCGTTGAATGGTTGTCGGTACATAAAAGCACGGGAACAATTGCCGTTCAGTATATTCAAAAGCTTTATGGGCCATTGAATAAACCTACTGCGGCTGATGTTCGTGCAATACCATTTTTTGGGGGGATTAGTGCAGGGACGAATTTAAACACGCTGACTGAGCCCGGTATTTGGTTTAACCCCGCCAATGCTAACGCATCTCTGGCGTTAAATTACCCCAGCACTCAAGCCGGTTCATTGCAGGTTTTGCAGGATGCTGGCGTCACGCAAATTTATACCGAATATTCTAGTGGTGCAGGGAGGCAATGGCGTCGTGGTCTCTACTCTGGAGTATGGAGCGCATGGCGAGTTGTCTATGATTCTTATAATAAACCCAGCGCAAGTGATGTCGGAGCATTGCCCATCGTCGGCGGCACGCTTAATGGCAATTTAACCGTTAAAAACCAAATCCAAGTGGGTAGCGTTGGTAACGGCTTTCTGGCTATTGGGGACAACGATTCTGGCTTGCGCAGCTCTGTCGATGGTCAGGTGGATTTATACGCTAATGGGCGAATGTATGGTTATTGGAATACCGGCGTTTTTTCATTCACCGGCCAGATAATACCATCTAATTACAACAATTTTGATGCGAGGTATCAGGCAAAAGGTAACTACACCCCTGCCGGAGAAGCCTACACCAAGGCGGTAAGCGATACGCGATTTCAGCCTAAAGGTAACTACACGCCTGCCGGAGAAGCTTATACCAAGGCGGTAAGCGATACGCGATTTCAGCCTAAAGGTAACTACACGCCTGCCGGAGAAGCTTATACAAAAGGGGAATCAGACGGGAGATATATGCGTGATGTGCGCTTGGGAACGCAGGCTAGGACAGGTGATGGGAGTTTTACCATTCCGGCTGGTTGTGTCGTAACTTCCGTATGGTCTGTTAATTGGGGAGTGCATGCTCTTTATTACAAGCCTATCCAAAGAAATATTAATGGAACATGGGTAACTATTTCAGGGTGATTAAATGCAATTATTAAATTTAAAGATATACGAGCCCACTCAGAAATTATCAGATGATGCACTGCATTTAATTGATGAGAATGGCTTAGATTGGTATGAATCCCAAAGTAAGTTTAAGGACAATACTCTAAAGATTGCATGCGATGATCAAGCCATCATCCGAAGTTCATCATTTGATATTTCTATGTTATGGCCGGTGTCATTATCTGTTTTCGAAGTCGATAAAAATAAAATTCCTAAAGGGTTCCCTGAGCAACCCGACGATAACTGGATTTTTGACGGTAAGAAAATAGCGCCTCGCGAGGTGCCTAAATCTGAATTACTCGCTCAGGCCGAAGAAACCCGCGCACAACTGATGGCCGAGGCCAATCAAAAAATTACGCCGTTACAAGATGCCTCAGATTTAGACATCGCAACCGAGGATGAATTGGCACAGCTTAAGGCATGGAAAACCTACCGAGTATTACTCAGCCGTGTTGATATCTCATCGGCTCCTGATATTGATTGGCCGCCGTTACCCGCCTGATAGTTTCCGTTATTTCTTGCCCTCGATTGAGGGCTTTTTTTTGCCTGTTGTTTCACCGCTCGAACGTCGGCCATTGCTCGCCGTTCCCGTCCACGCACAACACAATAGCCTTGCAACTTTCTTACGGAGTCAAACACGATGCCCGATTTTAAACATGGCGTGCAGGTGCTCGAGATTAACGACGGCACCCGCGTCATTTCCACCGTTTCGACCGCCATTATTGGCATGGTCTGCACCGCCTCGGATGCAGATGAAAAAATGTTCCCGCTCAATGTGCCGGTGTTGATTACCGACGTGGTGGCCGCTGCCGGTAAAGCGGGGACTAAAGGCACCTTAGCCGCCGCGCTCGCGGCCATTGGCGACCAGTGTAAACCCGTTACCGTCGTGGTGCGCGTGGCCGAGGGCGTAGGCGATGACGAAGAAGCGATCCAAGCGGCGACCATTTCCAACATCATCGGCGGCGCGGATGAGAACGGCCAATACACCGGCCTAAAGGCGTTACTCACCGCGAAAGCCGTCACCGGCGTTAAGCCTCGCATTTTGGGCGTGCCGGGTCTCGATACCAAAGAGGTGGCCGTCGCACTGGCCGCCGTCTGTCAGCAATTACGCGCCTTTGGCTATATCAGCGCGTGGGGCTGTAAAACCCTGTCGGATGCGATTAAGTACCGCGACAATTTCAGCCAGCGCGAGCTGATGCTGATTTGGCCGGACTTCTTGGCATGGGATACCACCGCTAACGCTAGCGGCACCGCATGGGCGACCGCACGCGCATTAGGTCTGCGCGCCAAGATTGACCAAGAGACCGGTTGGCACAAAACGCTGTCTAACGTCGGTGTGAACGGCGTCACCGGAATCAGTGCCTCGGTATTTTGGGATTTACAGGCACCGGGAACCGATGCCGACTTACTCAACGAGGCCGGTGTTACTACGCTGGTGCGCTCCGATGGTTTTCGTTTTTGGGGCAACCGCACCTGTTCAGACGATCCGCTTTTCCTGTTTGAAAACTACACCCGTACCGCGCAGGTGTTGGCCGATACCATGGCCGAGGCGCATCAATGGGCGGTAGATAAGCCGATGACCGCCACGCTTATTCGCGACATTGTCGAGGGTATCAAGGCCAAATTCCGCGAGCTGAAAACTAACGGTTACATCATCGATGCGGATTGCTGGTATGACGAAAGCGCCAACGATAAAGAGAGCCTGAAAGCGGGCAAACTCTACATCGATTACGACTACACGCCGGTGCCGCCGCTGGAAAATCTCACCTTACGCCAACGCATCACCGATAAATATCTGGTGAGCTTAGGTTCAACCGCCAACAGCTAAGGATTAACCCGCTATGGCTTTACCGCGCAAATTGAAATACCTCAACCTGTTTAACGATGGGTTGAGCTACATGGGTGTCGTCAGCTCGGTGACGCTGCCCAAACTGACCCGCAAGCTAGAGAACTATCGCGGCGGCGGGATGAACGGCTCGGCGGCGGTGGATTTGGGTCTCGATGATGACGCGCTGGCCTTGGAATGGACTATTGGCGGTTTCCCTGACGATGACCTCTGGAGTCAGTACGCCGTGCCGGGTGCCTCTGATATTCCGCTGCGTTTCGCGGGCTCTTTCCAGCGTGACGATACCGGTGAGATTAGCGGTGTGGAAATCGTATTGCGTGGCCGTCACAAAGAAATCGACGGCGGTGATAACAAGCAAGGCGAGAACACCGAGACCAAAATCTCGACCCAATGCACCTACTACAAACTGATAGTGGACGGCAAAGAGCTCATCGAGATTGACGTCGTCAACATGATTGAGAAGGTCAACGGCGTTGACCGCTTAGCGCAGCACCGTAAAAACATCGGTCTGTAATCTGATGGCCGGTCAGGTGCAACACTGGCCGGTTAACCCCCTTTTTTAAGAGAGCGATTATGAAAGATAAAAACACCACTGAGCACGTCACCCCTGAAAATGACAATCTGGTGACGCTGGAAAATCCGATTAAGCGTGGCGATCTGCTTATCGAGCAAGTGACCCTCACCAAACCCAATGCGGGAACCCTGCGCGGCGTGAGTCTAGCGGCGGTGGCAAATTCCGATGTTGATGCGCTGATTAAGGTACTGCCGCGCATGACCTACCCGCCATTATTAGAAAGCGACGTGGTCAAGTTAGAGCTGCCCGATATGATTGCGCTCGCCGGTAAGGTGATCGGTTTTTTGTCGCCGAATTCGGCTCAATAGACTTTCCCGCCGACTTATCGGTCGATGACCTGATGGCGGATATCGCAGTGATATTTCACTGGCCGCCCTCAGAACTTAACCCCATGAGCCTGACCGAGCTCGCCCTCTGGCGCGACAAAGCGCTACAACGAAGCGGAAACACTGATGAGCAATAATCTAAAATTGCAGGTGCTTCTCAACGCCGTCGACCGAGCCAGCCGCCCGTTTAAAGCGATCCAGACAGAGAGCAAATCTCTGTCTGGTAGTATTCGCGACACGCAGAAAACCCTCAAAGAGCTGAACACCCAAGCGGGACGCGTTGAGGGCTTTCGCAAAACGAGCGGCCAGCTCGCCGTCACCGGCCAAGCGTTGAAGAAAGCCAAGCAAGAAGCCGCCGAGCTAGCTATCCAATTTAAAGCCACCGAAAAGCCAACACGCGCACAGGCGCAGGTGATGGAGTCAGCCAAGCGCGCCGCCTCTGAGCTCCAGCTAAAATACAACGGCCTACGCCAATCCGTGCAGCGCCAGCGCCAAGAGCTACAGCAAGCGGGTATCAATACGCGCACGTTATCCAACGATGAGCGCCGCTTAAAAGCCTCGGTCAATGAAGCGACCGCCAGCCTCAATCGCCAGCGCGAAGCCCTCGCACGTAACAGCCAGCAACAAGCCAAGCTCAGCCGGATTAATCAGCGCTATCAGAGCGGTAAAGCGCTCGCCGGGAATCTGGCGGGAGCCGGTGCCGCTGGTGTGGGTATGGCGACCGCGGGCATTGTGGCCGGTGCTGCCGTATTAAAGCCCGGTTATGACTTTGCACAGAAAAACTCGGAGTTACAGGCCGTACTCGGTCTAGATAAATCGAGCGCGGATATGTTGGCGCTACGGGGTCAGGCGCGCCAGCTCGGCGACACTACTGCCGCCTCAGCCGATGACGCTGCCGCCGCGCAAATCATTATCGCTAAGTCAGGCGCGGATAAAGACGGCATTCTCGCCGCCACGCCGACCACGCTGAATATGTCACTGGCGAACCGTCGCAGCATGGAAGAAAACGCCACGCTGTTGATGGGGGTTAAATCGGCGTTTGGGCTGGCTAACGATAAGGTGTCGCATATTGGGGATGTTATCTCCGCAGCCATGAACAAAAGCGCCGCCACTTTTGACGGTTTAAGCGATACGCTTACCTACGCCGCACCGGTTGCCAAAAATGCCGGTATCAGCGTCGAGGAAACCGCCGCCATGGCGGGTGCGCTGGCTGACGCTAAAATCACCGGTTCGATGGCGGGGACGGGAAGCCGCGCAGTCATCACGCGCTTACAAGCGCCAACCGGTAAAGCCCATGACGCTATCAGCGAGCTCGGCGTTAAAACCGCCGACCGCAAAGGCAACATGCGGCCGCTGTTTACCATCCTCAAAGAGATGCAAAAAAGCTTTGTTAAAAACAAGCTAGGGGACACCCAGCGCGCCGAATACATGAAAGCGATTTTCGGTGAGGAGGCAAGTTCAGCGGCGGCGGTGCTGATGACGGCAGCCACCTCGGGCAAGCTCGATAACCTGACTAAAATGCTACAAAACTCGGACGGCAAAACCGAGGAACTGGTCAAGGTGATGCAGGACAACCTCGGCGGGGATTTTAAAGAATTCCAGTCAGCCTATGAGGCCGTGGGGATCGACCTGTTTGACCAGCAAGAGAGCTCCCTACGCTCTCTTACCCAAACCGCGACGAAATACGTGCTTAAGCTCGACCAGTGGATACAGAAAAATAAGGGCTTATCTCAGACCATCCTCAAAATTGCCGGTGGGGCGGTTGCCATCATTGGCGTTCTTGGCGCGATAGGTCTTGTGGCGTGGCCGGTGGTGATGGGGATTAATGCGATCATTGCCGGAGCCAGTTTGCTCGGCACCATCTTTGCCGCCGTCGGTAGCGGTATTTTAACGGTGCTTGGGGCGCTGACGTGGCCGATTGTCGCGATTGGCGTCGCTATTGTCGCCGGTGCTCTGCTTATCCGTAAATATTGGGAGCCTATCAGCGCCTTTTTTGGCGGCGTGGTGGAAGGGCTCAAGGCTGCGTTTGCGCCGGTGTCTGAGATGTTTGCGCCGTTAATGCCGGTGTTTGATTTGTTGGGGCAAAAACTCCAAGCCGCTTGGAAATGGTTCGGGGATTTGATTGCGCCGGTGACATCGACGAAAGAAAGCCTCGATAGCTGCAAAAATGCCGGTGTTGAATTTGGTCAGGCGCTGGCGAGAGTACTGACGGCTCCGCTCAATCTATTTAACGCAATAGGCAGCAAGGTCGATTGGTTGTTAGAAAAAATGGGCTTAATGAAAAAAGAGTCTGCCGATATCGATGCCAATGCTAGCAAGGTTAATCAGTACGCCACCGGCGCGAACGGTCGAGGCTATTCGCCCTCGGGCGGGATTCTCACCGGCGGCTATGCCCCGGTAAAAGCGGGTGGCGCAAGTTATACCGACCAAAGCCAACACGCCTACCAGCTTGATATAAATATTCCTCCTGGCCAAAACGTGGAAGATGTCAAACGAGCTATACGCGAAACCCTCGAAGAACGCGATCGCAGCCGTCGAGCAGCTGGTCGTTCTCGCATGAATACTGATTAAGGAGCCCTCACTATGATGTTAACGCTCGGGCTGTTTGTTTTTCAGCTCCAGACATTGCCCTACCAATCATTACAGCAAAGCCTCGATTATCGCTGGCCGTCAAACAGCCGCGTAGGGCAGCGTCCCACTTATCAGTTTTTAGGTGCTGGCGAGGATAAGGTGACTTTGTCGGGCGTGTTACTGCCTGAAATCACCGGCGGCGCGCTGTCTATGCTCACGCTTAAAACGATGGCCGAGCAGGGTAAAGCATGGCCGCTGATTGGTGGCGATGGCGCAATCTATGGCATGTATGTTGTCGCCAGCATGACGCAGACACAAAGCGTCTTTTTTGCCGATGGCAGTGCTCGCAGGATTGAATTTAGCATGACCCTAACCCGCGTCGATGAATCGCTCGGGGCGATGTTCGGAGACCTGCAACAACAGGCCAATGACTTAGCCGGTCAGGCGGGTGAGATGGCGCAGAAAGCGCAGGATATGGCCGGAGGGTTATTCTCATGATAACCACCACGCCTATCGCCGCCGGTGCTGATATTACGCCCGCGTTTATGCTCACCCTCGGCGGGGATGATATTACCGGCAACCTCAGTGATCGCCTGTTGTCACTGACGATGACCGATAATCGCGGCTTTGAGGCTGACCAGCTTGATATCGAGCTCGATGACAGCGACGGGCAACTCGCTATGCCCGCTCGCGGCGCGGTGCTGTCGTTGTTTCTCGGCTGGAAAGGTTCGGCGCTCATTGGTAAAGGTCAGTTTACCGTTGATGAAATCGAGCATCGAGGCGCGCCGGACACGCTGACTATTCGCGCCCGTAGCGCTGATTTTCGCGGGTCACTTAATTCCCGCCGTGAGGTGTCTTATCACGACACCACTCTCGGCGCAGTAGTGAAACAAATAGCCGAGCGCAACCAGCTCGACGCGGTGCTAGCGAAAGGCTTTGCTGATATTGCGATCCCCCACATCGACCAGTCTCAGGAGAGCGATATTAAATTTCTCACCCGTCTGGCCGAGCGCAACGGTGCCGAGGTGTCAGTCAAAGCGGGGAAACTGTTATTTCTCAAAGCGGGGAACGGCGTGACGGCCAGCGGCAAACCTATCCCGATGATGACCATTGAGCGCAGCGACGGTGACCGGCACCAATTTGCGATCGCCGACCGGAACGCCTACACCGGCGTGACGGCAAGCTGGTTGCATACCAAAGACCCGAAACCGAAAAAAACAAAGGTAAAGCTACAGCGCAAGGCTAAGCCTAAACATATGCGCGCATTACAGCACCCTAAAGCGAAGCCCGCGAAAAAGACGACTGCCAAGGCGACCAAACCACAGGAGGAAAAACAGGGCGAGTATCTGGCCGGTGAGTCCGATAATGTGCTGGCGATAACGACAATTTACTCGACCAAGGCGCAAGCAATGCGCGCCGCACAATCCAAGTGGGACAAACTGCAACGCGGAGTGGCTGAGTTCTCTATCAATCTCGCCATGGGGCGTGCCGATTTATATCCAGAAACACCAGTGACAGTGAAAGGGTTTAAGGCCGTCATAGACCAACAGGCATGGACGATTACTAAAGTGACCCACACCCTCGGCGATGGCGGCTATACGACGGCGCTAGAGCTTGAGGTTAAGCTGTCTAACGTTGAGTATGAGGAAGAAAAACAAGATGAATAAATATACATAATTCATTGTTTTAAAAGGATAAAAACACTAAAATTGCTGTATCAAATCTAGCCATTGAGGTGATTAAAATGTTTCATTGTCCGCTCTGTAAAAATGCCGCTCACGCCCGTTCTAGCCGCTATATGACCGACAAAACAAAAGAGCGCTATCACCAGTGTCAAAACATCAATTGCGGCTGTACATTTGTCACGATGGAAACAGTGGAGCGTTACATCATGACGCCGGGCACGGTTGTCCCCGCCATGCCTCACCCGGAACGCAACGGACAACAAACCCTCTGGATGTAA